TCAGCTCGTGAGAGTTCGGGTGTGCCGGTCGCGCAAGCTCAATTCCAGCGACGGCCAGCGACCCTTCCGGCTGGCTTTGACGCCGTGCAACAACGGAAAATAGGATTTGATGCGTTCGAACTGCGCTTGGCTATACCAGAATTGATCCCACATCGCAGGTCCTGATCCCAGGTCGCCAATGGGTCGTAAGCCGGCGCGACCGGGGATCGGTGCGATGCCTGCTTCGCCGGAACTCCCAACCTTGCCCTTGATCCGGCCCGTGTCCGCATTCCGAACCGAAACACCCGTCACCTGAGTCCCTGGGGGTCGTAGCCCGCGGCGCCCGTTCAACGTCTTCTGCCGGCCAACGGCAGCCCTCGCTGGCCTGCCGCTACCGAAGACCTCCACACATCCCGAGACAGCCGCCATGGTCTGGAACTTCGTGATCCAGATCGTCGTCAGCCTGGCGCTGATGGCGATCTCCTATGCGCTGAGTCCGAAGCCGAAGCTCGAGCCGCCGAAGGCCGCCGGGCTCGACGACTTCGACCTGCCGACCGCCGAGGAGGGCAGTCCCATCCCCGTGGTCTTCGGCACCGTGCTCCTGCGCGGGCCGAACGTTGTCTGGGCCGGCGACCTCAAGGTCGAGCCGATCCGCAAGAAGGGCGGCAAGAAGTGACGCGTGTCTACCCTCGCGACCTCCGCGCCGCCAGGATCTGCTTTGGCGGCGCGCGGCCCTGGTTCCGCCGCCACGGGCTCGACTGGCAGACCTTCGTCGCGAACGGCATCGAGGCCGAGCGGCTCGAGGCCACCGGCGACGCGCTCGCCTTCCGGGTGACGGCGGAGGCCCGGATGCGGGAGGCGAAGGCGGGCGAGCACGAGGAGAGCGAGGCGAGCGATGGGCGGTAGCTCGAAGAAGCAGACCGTCGGCTACCGCTATTCGCTCGGCGCCCATCTCGCGCTCTGCCACGGTCCGGTCGACGCCATCCGCGAGATCCGGGTCGACGACCGCACCGCTTGGTCGATCGCCACCGGCGCGGCGCGGTCGGGCAAGGGCACCGGCGCCGGCGCCGAGACCCTCCTCGGCACGGTGGCGGGCATGTCCGCGGCCACGGGCTCGGAAGGCGACCTCGCCCGTGCCAGCTTCCCCGGCAGCCTTGCCGGGATCCGCCTCGGCCAGAGCTACGCCCTCGCCCTGGCCGATGGCAGCACCCGCACGGTCACCGTCCGTTCGGTCGCCTATGACGGTGACAACGGCATCACCACCTGGCTGGTGGAGCCCGTCTCGCTCGCCTTCGCGGCGCAGTCCGTGACCGTCAAGGAGGCGGGCACGGCGACGACCACGGGATCAACCAGCACGGGCGGCGGCTTCGACCAGGGCCTGCGGTTCGGGCGGGGGCTGATTGCGCGGGACTTCGAGGTCATCGCGCCGTCAAGGTTCGGATACCTTCGCAGCGATTTTCCAGCGGATGCTTCACCCGCGAACCAGGCAGACGCGTTCGCAGAGCTTCTCGATCACCTGAAGATCGATCGGCTGCCAGTTGCCGGTGGATCGGCCGGGGCGCTCCCGGCGGCGCAGTTCGCGCTGCGGCATCCAGACCGATGCTCGGAACTGGTTCTCCTCGTCCCGGCGATGAACCTCACGGGTGAGGATCCCGTCCAGTTCACTGCTCTGCAACGCTTCTTCGTCGACAGGCTGCTCTCCTCGGATGCCTGGTTCTGGACAATGCTCAAGCTCGCGCCGAGGCAGCTGATCGGCACGCTTCTGGCCACCGACCCGTCGCTGTTGGAGACGGTGTCGGCAGACGAGCGGGAGCGCGCATTTCTCATCCTCGCGGAGCTGATGCCGATCAACCAACGCAGTCGCGGCATGTTGAACGACGGGCGCTATTCTGGTCGGCCCGCAGATATTGACCTACCCGCCATCGCCACGCCAATGCTGGTCGTCTCGGCCGAGGACGATCGGTTCGGGACCGCGGAGACGGCGCGCACGATCGCTGAACGTGCGCCGTCGGGGCAGCTGGTAATGTATCCATCAGGCGGTCACATCTGGCTTGGCCACAATGAAGAAATCGCGGACGAGATTGCTGGTTTCGTTCGAAAGCGCGGATCCTGAGCGCCCCCGGAGCCTGCACTGTCAGGCGCATGCCCTTCTGCAGCGCTCGAGTTGATCAGTTGCTCCGACACGCCCGCGCCTGCTCCCGCATCACCGCGTAGTCGCCCAGCATATCGACGATTGCCGACCCTTTGGGCAGCAGCTCGAGCTGCTCGGCCGCCCGCGCCTGGAACTCGCGGCTGTACTCGACGACAGGCGGACAGACGGTGACGACTCTCTGTTCAGAACCGGCCGTCGCGCAGGCGGTCAGCAAGCTCGTCGAGATTGCGAGGACGGCGAGCCGCCGCCTCCAGCATGCGGCGTTGGACCTCATCGGCGTTCTCCAGATTGTCGAGGCGCTCGGCGAGCCGCCCGGCGCGTTCACCGGCGCGGCGGATCGAGAGCAGGAACAACAGCACGGTGAGCGCGATGGCGCCCCACCTCAAAGCTGTCAGGGCCCACCGGTTGCCAGCGAGCCAGGCGAGAAGACCCGTGATCATCGCCGCCCCCTCCTCCAGTCGTCCCAGCGGGCGTAGACGGCGACGCCGATGCCGATGAGCGCCACGCCGATGAACACCCAGCGAAGGGTATCGAGGTAAGGCAGCAGCGGCTCCACCGCGGCCTGCGTCTCCGCCAGCACGTCCTGCGCCACCTCGACCCCGGCGGCGCCGACGGTGGCGAGCCCGGCCGCGCCGCCGCCCTTCATGGTGCGGCTCCGGGCGAGCGGCTTCGGCGCTTCGGGCTCGGGCGTGAAGGTCGGCGCCGTGACCGGCCAGCGCGTGCCCCATTCGCGTGCCGGCCCGAGGTCGACATGCATGAAGTCGTGCCGCCGATCGGGATAGAATCCGAAGCCGAGGAACCCGACCTCCCGCGCCACCGCCTCGAATTCATGCGGGTCGTGGTTGCTCATCGCGATGTCGAAGGCGGCGCCGTCGAGGTGCTTCGAGCGGGTTGCGCCGCCGACGGCGAGGTTGTGCTCGGGGCTGCGATAGGCGGAGCGCACGATCAGCGGCTTGCCCAGCCGATCGCGCAGCGCCTGCAACTTGTCGAGCGCGGGAGCGTTGATCAGCAGCTTGCCCGTGCCCCGGCAGGCGATCTCAGCGGGCGCGAAATTCGGCCAGCGCCAGACCCCCTCGGGGACATCGCGCCAGTGGCGGTAGAAGCTTGTCGTCATGGGATCCTCCAAAAATGCCCCGGCCCCTCGCGGGGGCTCGGGGCGCGTTCTCCGCTCGGACAAGTCCGCCGGACCTTTCCGTTGAACCAGCGGATCAACCGCGGCTCACCCCGCCGGTTGGCGGGTTGGCAGAGTTCAATGGATCGATCGGGATCGGCGTGCCGCGTTCACGGGCCGGGCCCGAAAACCCTCAGCTTCACGGCGATGCCGGTGAGGAGCGCGAGGATGATGCCGGTGGTGACGAGCCGCACAGCGGTCTGCACGGCGGTGCGGCGGACGAAGCGCAAGGAATCGAGCAGTGCGCGCAGGTCGCGGATGTCGAGGGCGGCCTCGGGCCCCTCGAGCCCGACATCGGCCAGCGCCCGCCGGGCGCCCTGCTCGGCGGCGCGCGCCAGCATCGCCTCGAAGCCCGGCCCGGACCACGATCCGGGATCTGCCTCGGGCAGGCGGACGTGGCCGCCTTCGGTTCGGGATAGGGTCATGATCTCACTCCGCCTATGGCTTGACCTGGCGCCGCCGATTGGGGGATGCGGCGCGCTAGGGCGCCAGCGCCTGGTCGGGGTCGGCGCCGAGGCGGCTGATCTCGGCGCGCAGGGCGGGGTCGTCGGACCGGGCGCCGCGGGCCCGGATCGCCTCGCGCGCCTTGACGGGCAGGGCGTCGACGAAGGCCGCGAGCGCCGCGGCCTCGCCATCGCCGAGCCGCTCGAGGAGCGTCAGCCAGCCGACCGTCCAGCGCGCCGGCGGCGCGGGCGGCGGGGGCGGCGGGTCGTAGGCGAGGACGTCATGGCCGGGCACGGCGCCGCCGCGCGCCAGCCAGTCGCCGGGGTAGTCGGTCCGGTCGATGCGGAAGGGCTCGCCCGGCGCCAGATCGGCGATCTGCACCGTGTCGCGTCTGATCCTGTAGCGCATGCTCTGCCTCGTCTCTGTCAGCGGAAGGCCGCGACCGCCAGGGCCTTGGCCCCGCCGGTCCCGGCCCAGGTGACGGTCTCGACCGCGGCCGCGCGGCCGTCCGGCAGCAGGTCCCAGGCGGCGACATGCTGGTTGTCGTGCGACCCGCCGCCGGTCTGGAGATCCGCCCGCTCGGTCAGGCCGGACCAGCTTGCGCTCAGCCGGTCGTCCGACAGCGCGGCGGCGACGACGAGGCCGCCGGGCGCGCCGGCGACGGCCGTCCCGGTCGGGGTGGTGGTGCCGGAATCGATGCCGCCGCTGCCGCTCGAGGTCGGTGCTGCCGATCTCGGCCGGGTGATGGCGATCGTCGAGAGGCCGAGGCTGTGGGTCTCGGCCGCCGCATAGGCGATCCGGACCGTCACGCTGGTCCCGGCGATGGCGGAGATGTCGGCGATCCAGATCCCGGCCTCGTTGGTCTCGCCGCCGGGGTTCTGGTCGCGGGCGATCGCCTTCTGCATGGCGATGGCGGCGCCGGCCGGATCGACGGTGATCGCGGTGACGATGCCGCTGCCCGATGTGCCGTCGTTGGTGGCGTTGGTCACCAGCGCGATCAGGTGCCGGCCGGCCGCTGCGGCGCCGATGGTGACGGCGAGGTCGGTCGGCGTGGTCTGGTTGTTGATGACATTGCCGGCGTCGGTCGCGAGGATCGCGATCGGCGGCGCGCCGCCGCCCCACAGGCGGGCGAGGGGATGCATCAGGGCCCCACATGGCTCGCCAGCACGACGCCCGGCTTCGGCACGTGCAGGTTGACGATGTCGTAATCGCCGGCGGTGGTCGAGAGCGCGGGCGCGCTGCCGCCGCCCAGCCACTTCGTCACCCCGGACCAGGCGCCGGCGCCCCCCATGCTGCCCTGCTCGATCACCAGCGTCGCCCAGTGTCCCGGCGCGGCGCCGGAGAGGGTGAAGGTGGCATTGTGGTCGAGGGTCACCAGTTGCACGTTCTCGGCCGCGAGATCGACCGCGATCGCGGTCGCGCTCGTCAGCGTCAGCACGGAGCTGCGGACCTGCTTGCGGAAGAGCGCGATCCGGTCGGCGATCTCGAGGACCGGGGCGCCGGCGGCGACGAGACCGAGATTGTTGGCGCCGATCCGGTAGAGCCCGGTGTCCGGGTCGGCCCCGAAGGCGAGCCCAGGTGCGCCGACCGTGCCGCCGGCGGCGAGGATCTGCCCGCTCATCGTCAGGAGCTTGGCCGCGAGGCGCACCTTGTCGTCGGCATCGTCGATCTCTATGACCGGGATCCAGGCGTCGTTGGCGGCGTTGCGGACATTCAGCACCCAGGGCACGCCGCTGGTGTCGAGCTTCCACTGGTGCGCATAGATGGCGGCGGGCTCGGCGGGACCGGCGCTCAGCGTCGCGGCCGCGCGCAGGCCCGCCTGCACATCGGCTGCGAAGCTGTTGCCGTTGACCGAGATGGTCTCGATCACGAAGTCGCTCTGGCTCATGCCGCCTCTCCATATCCGAGGGCCTGGTAGTCGAAGATCCGGTCGACCGGTGTGCCGGCGGCATTCCGGAACGTGATGGTGAAGCCCGAGGCCGACTTCCCCGTGATCTCCCAGTAGTCGCCGGAGCCCATGTCCTGGGCGGTCACGCCGACCGAGGTCAGCGCCCGGAAGGCCGGGATGAACCCGATCGCCTTCGGGCCCGCGCCCGACGAGATGTCCTGCCCGGCGGCGATCCGGTCCGGCATGTCGACATGGATCGTCACCCCGGTCACGCTGGGGCTCGCCTCCGGATTGTCGGTGGTCAGCACCAGGCGGAACTGGTAGGCCCGCGCCCGGTAGTCCCCGGCGCGCAGCGCCATCCAGGCGGACCAGGCCGGGGCCCCGCCCGGATCGTCCGGGGTCGAGCGCAGCTCGAGCCAGGCGTTGACGTCGTCGCGCCGGGTCAGGCTGGCGCCGACCTGGCTCCAGTCCTCGAGCGCCGAGACGTCCCGGACGCCGTCGACCCCGACCCCCTTCTCGAAGCGCGCCATCGTCACCGCGGCGCTCAGCCGGCTGGTGTAGACGGCGCCGAGATCGACGGTGCCGGCAAGCCGGTAGCGCCCGTCCGGCCAGGTGTCGCCCGCGCCGATCGCGCTCCAGTCCGTCACCGCGCCGATGTCAGCGATCCCGTCCATGAACGGGGCCTGGGGCATCCGGTCGAGGAGGAGCGCGCCGCCGAGCTCGATGGTCCGGTCATGGGTGCCCGGGAAGGGCGCCGCCTCGCTGACGGTCTCGACCGCGTTCAGCCCCGCGACCGCCGAAACCGTGGTCACGATCGCATTCGCACTGGCGGACCGGTTGCCGCTCTTGTCGTAGGCGACGATCAGATAGGTGCCGGGCTGGAGCGGCACCGACACGGACGTCGCCGGGCGCGCGACCCTGGCGGCCACATCCAGCGCCGCCTCGAAGCCCGCCCCGGCGGTCAGGGTGGAATGCCGGACCCGGTAATGCGAGAGATCGGGATCCGGCACCGGGTCCCAGCTCAGATGCGCGACGGCGCCAATCGCCTCCATCCGGAACCCGGTGACGTCGCTGGGCGGCGCCGCCTTGCCGATCACCGTGTAGGGGGTCCACGCCGTCCAGGGCGAAGCCCCGCCGGCGATGGTGATCACCCTCGCGCGCACCTCGTAGGCCTCGCCGTCGCCCACGAAGGGCAGCTCGAACACCCCGGACTGCCCCCGTCCCATGTTGATCGGCGTCGTGTCGCCCTGCCTGCGGGCCTGCACCTCGAAGCCGGATGCGTTGTTCGACGATGTGGCCGGCGTCACCAGCAGAACCGTGACGACCTGCTGGGCGATCACCCGCAGCGCGTCGGCGATGGCGAGGCCCGGCGGATCTGCGGTGAACGGGTTCCCCAGCTGGGTCGGGGTTCCGGCGAGATAGGGCGTCTGGTCGCTGATCGTCCAGTCGTGGACCTGCGGCCCGGTCTCGCGGCAGGTGAGCGAGACCGACATCCGCGGCGGATCGCCCTCGACCACCAGCGCCCGGTCGGTGACCTCGAACACCTTCTGCACCCAGCCGTAGCGCTCCGAGGTCCACAGGAAGGTGTCCCCGGCCCGGAGCCGCAGCGCCTTCAGCTTCCAGGACGCCGAGGCGGTGATCCGCTCCGCCTGGGCGAGCAGCGTCAGCTTGGCGAGCCGCTGCGCGGTCGCCGGCGAGGGCGTGAACGGCAGATCGAGCGAGTGGTATTTCGGGTCGCCGGTGGCCGGGTCGTGCGCCTCCGAGACCACCTCCGGATAGTCGTCGAGGATGTAGTTGGCTTGCGGGCTCTGGAACCGGCCGCGCACCGCGGTGAAGGTCTGCCGGCGCGGCTTGCCGGCGGTGATGTCGACCTTGCCCGCCAGGTCCTCGTCCGTCAGCTCCACCACTGGCGTGCGGTAGGCGCCGGCCAGAAGGCGGCGGCGCGGCCCCTCGCGCGGCACCATGCCGGCGCAGGTCGTCAGCATGCCGCGGAGTGCGTCCTCCTTGTCGACGTCGGCGGTGAACGCGCCCCCGAAGGTGTAGCGCTTCTCGGTGCCGCCCTCGGCCAGCGCCACCGGCTCGTCGCAGATGTTGGCGGCCGCGATCACCGAGGCCTCGTCCCAGAACTTCGCCCTCTCGCGATAGCCGTAACGCGAGCTCAGCACCCAGTCGTTGATCACCAGCGCCGGGTTGTCGGACCAGGCGGTCAGGCCGGTCCTCGGGTCGAAGACCCTGGCGCCCCGCACCACATAGGTGACCGATGGCACGCCGCGCGGGAACAGATCCGACGCACCGACCAGGTGCAGGTACACCCAGGCGATGCCGCGGCCGCGATGCGCCGCGGTCCAGTCCTCGGTCTTCGCCACCAGGTCCGCATCCGCTTCCTGATCCTCGGTGCCGGGATGGAAGGTGAAATCCGCGCGCCCGTTGAAGGCCTCGTCGTTGAAGCTGCCCCAGCCCTCGACCGGGTTCCAGACCTGCTCGTCGTCGAACCAGATCTCCTCGAGGCCGTCGCATTCGTGTGCGGCCAGCACGTGCACCAGGTGCAGGTTGCGGTCCTTGCCGTTCTCGTCGGTGACCGCGTGATAGGGCAGCCAGGGCCCGACCCGGGTGCGCCCGTAGATGATCCGGCGCGGCTCGCCCGCCTGCTGGCTCGAGACCTGCTGGTTCAGCGCCGAGCCGCCCAGCGAGGGCTGCGGGACCAGCAGCTGGCTCGCCGCCGCCATCACGCCGCCGATGACGCCGGCGACGATCGCCGAGGTGGAGATGAGCGCGGCGCTGATGGCGACCCCGGTGGCGACCGCGGTGCCCGCCGCCGCCGCATAGGCGCCGAAGGCGGCGATCCCGATGGTGACCGGGTCGGCGAGCGCCGGAACGCTGGCCAGGACGCCCGCCAGCGCGGTGCCGGCCATCAGCGCGAAGCGGCGATATCTCATGGCCGGACCTCCGCACCGCCCACCCGCCAGGCGCGCAGGCCTGCCCTTAGCGGCACCAGGCAGAACCCCGCGGGCGCGGCGCCGGCGACGTGTTCGCCGATGCAGATGCCCAGCATCACCCCGGCGCTGTCGTCCCCGTCCGAAGGGGCAAGCGCCACCACGTCGCCGCGCCGCGCCATCAGGGGCGCGACCTCGGGGCCGAGGGCCACCTTCGTCATCAGGCCGTCGATGCCGCCGAGGCGCGCGAGCAGCCCCCGCGCGCCGCGCGCGGTCTTGTAGCGCCCGCGGAACCGCGCCGCGATCGCGTCCGTGGGATCGGCGCCGCAGATCGCGTCCACCACGTCGGCGGCGAACAGGCAGCAATCGTGCTCGCCCCAGCGGAACGCCCTGAGCCGGGCGGCCCGGATCGCGGCATCGAGGCGCCGCGGCCAGTCCTCGCGTCGCGCCAGCGGCGCGCGCCGGGCGCTCACTTGACGATCCAGGTCGAGGGCTGGATCGAGTGCCGGGCGGCGAAGCCGAAGAACTCGTCGCCGGGAAAGAGGCCCTTCTGGCTCGCGTCGGTGTAGCGGAAGTTCGTCGCGTCGGTGTCGGACCAGGGGGTCTCCAGCTTCAGGCTGAGGACCGCCTCGCGCCCGTCCTCGGTATGCGACAGCAGATCCGCGAGGCCGGCATATTCCAGCCAGGGGTCGGGGATGATGGCGTTGGAGGCGTCCAGGAAGCCGAACCAGATCTCCACGTCGCGCCCCGAGATGTCCTGGGACAGCACCAGCGACAATTTGGCCGGATCGACCCCCGAGAGGACCAGCTCCAGCCCCTCGCCGCCGGTATCGACGGTCTCCTCGCTGGCGCTCATCTTCAGCGCGTCGCCGATCCCCACCCACTCGTGGCCGCCCCAGTCGAGCGTCCCGTAGCCGGTCCAGGTCCGCCACGGCGTCGGGAAGTCGCCGAAGAACAGCCGGAACGGCTTGTGATAGCCGAGTGCGATCTCGGCCTCGACGGCGGCCGTCAGCGCCCGGGTCATATCGCCTCCACCAGATTGAGCGCGACGGTGTAGAAGCCGGCGGGGGCGACGGCGTAGGACCGGTCGGGATCGGCCAACCGCCAGGCGCCGCGCGCGTTCGTCGACCTGACGATGGCGCCCGGCGATTGCGTGTCGCGCACCGCCGGCCAGATCGGGAGCGTCGCCGCGCCGGAGCCGTCGGCGGTGGCGTCCCCGGTCATCAGGTGCAGCCGCTCGCCGAGTTGCAGATAGTCGCCGGCCTTGAGCGTCGCGCCCGCGCCCATGGTGACGGCGAGCGTGACATCGCCCGGCGCCGCCCCGCTCGCCAGCATGAAATCCGCGGCTTGCGTCCCCTGCGGCGCGGCGGCCGCCGGATCGCCGAGCCAGAAGGTCTCGCGGGTGCCGCCGAGCCGCGCGAGGAAGCCGCGCAGCGCCGCCGCCGCGGCGGCCTGGCGGCGCGAAAAACGCACCTCGGCCAGCCAGATCTGGCGGCCCCAGTCGAAGCGCTCGCTGGTGCGGGTGAACGGGCTCCGGCTCTCGGACTGGGTGTCCGAGAGGCGAAACGTGATCTGCGCCGCGGCCAGCGCGGCCGGAGGCTCCAGCGGCATGGTCTCTTGTCTCCTCTCAGAGCATGCGCCCGAGCGTGCCCTTCGCGCCCTGCTTGGCGCGCAGGATCGCCCGGATCGCGGCGGCCTCGGCGTCGCGCGCGAAGGTGCCGCGGTGGCGCGCCAGCGCGGCCTCGACCGCCGCCTCGTCGGAGCCGCTGATCTCCCAGCTCTGGTGGATCACCACCGAAGTCGCTGAGCCCGCCTCCCGGCGCGAGGGCTGCGAATCGACCCGCACCCGCTCGCCGGGCGAGACCGGCATCATCAGGAGGCGCGAATCGACCCCGCCGGCGCCGCCGATGCGGAAATCGGCGCCGAAGGCCCCGCCCGGGCGCGGCACCGGGATCGGGCTGGTCGTGGGCGCGAATACCGAGTTGATCCCGCCGATCGCCGCGATCAGGCCACCGCCGGTCACATTCAGGAGCTGGTTGACGAGCCCGCCGAGAGGGCCGGACCCGGCCACCGCCTGCAGGGCCACCGCCAGCAGCTGGCGCCAGGCGTCGGTGGTCCCGGTCAGGACCTGCGCCATCACCTCGCCGATGCTCTCGATCGCCTGGGTGGTGACGCGCGCCGCCTCGGCCTGGGCTTCGGCGCGGGCCTTGGTCGCCTCCTCCCAGCGCTTCTCCGCCTCGGCCGCGTCATGGGTGGTCTGGGTCTGGTGCGCCAGCTGCTCGGCCAGCACGTGGATGTCGATCCGGGTCTGCTCGGTGACCATTCCGAACTGCGCCTGTGCCGCGGCCATCAGCGCGGTCTCGGCCCTGAGCCGCGCCGTCTCGCCGGCGGTCAGCCCGATCGCCGCGCGCGCCAGGCGCTGCTGCTCGATCTGCGCCTTGACCTGCTCAATCGCTTTCTGGAACGCGCTCGCCTGCGCGCCGCCGCCGGTGCCGGTCCCGAGTTCGATGCTCGGCGCCGTGCGCCCCGGTGGGAGAATCACGTCGTCGCCCTGCAGCGCGACCAGTTCCTCGTTCAACTGCTCGATGCGCAGCACCAGCTGCTCGCGCTGGGCGGCGGTCTCCGCCAGCCTGGCGTTGAAGGCATCCGGATCCGGGCCGGCGGAGGTGCCGCCACCCTCGGTGCCGGCGTTGATCGGCGCGTCCGGGCTGTCGAAGCCGAGCCGGCTCGCCGCCGGCGTGAGGCCCTTCTCGGCGAAGGCCACGAAATCCCGGTCCAGCTCCGCCAGCCTGGCGCGGGCCTCGGTCAGCTCGTCGCCGATCTGGCCGATCCGGATCACCGGGTTGCGCGAGGCAAGGCCCAGCAGCAGGCGCAGGCCTTCATAGCCGTTCGCCGCCTCGGTCGCGATGAACGCCAATCCGGTTGCGATATCCACCAGGACCGGCGACAGCTCCACCAGGGCGCTCGTCAGCTGCACCCGGATGACCTCGGACTGCAGCTCGAATTCCCTGTTCAGATCCTGGGTCTTCCGGATCAGCCCGTCATCGTACACGAGGCCCAGCGCGCGGGCCGCCTCGGCCATCTCGCGCAGACCCTCGGATCCCTGCTCCAGGACCGGAACCAGGCTGCGGAACGCCTCCTCGCCCAGCTTCTGGCCCAGCGCCAGGCGCTGCGCCGCGTCCATGTCCTGGAACCGGTCGGCGATGTCGCCCAGAACATCCTCGAAGCTGCGGGCTCCTTCGGCATCCTCCAGCTGGATGTTCAGCGCCCCGAACAGCCGCACCGCCTCGCCGACGCCGCTCCTCGCCTCGCCGATGCGCTTGTTCAGGGCGGCGATCGCGGTCTCCAGGCTCTCGGCCTTGTCGCCCTGGCCGACCTGGAAGAGGGCCGCGCGCAACTGGTCGAAAGTCTCGGCGCTCACCCCGGCGCGGTCGGCGGCATCCCCGATCGCCGCGATCTCGCCCGTCGCCCGGCGCGCGGCAAACGCCAGCGCCGTCGCGGCCCCGGCGGCGACGCCGAACGCCACGCCCAGCGGCCCGATGGCGCGGCTGATGTTCGCCAGCGCACCGGCCCGCGACGCGACCCGCCCCAGTCCCTTGTCGGCCTCGAGCGCCGCCGCGTTGACCGCCTGCAGGCCGCGGCTGGCGGGCTTGCCGGCGGTCTCGATCCGGGCGAGAGCGCGCTGGCCGTCCGCGCCGAGGCCCGCGAGCGCGGCCTTGACCTTCTCCGCGTTCTCGGTCGACAGTCGGATGACGACGGGTCTCGTGGCCATGTCATCGCCCTCCCTGGCTGGACCGGGTGTTGAACCCGGTGACCATGCCCTGCTCGTACCAGGGCGCCAGCACCCAGGCGCAGGCCCGGTCGACCCCGGCGGCGGCGACCACCTCGATCACCGCCGGCAGGTCCATGCCCGCGACACCGCCCATGCCGGCGAAGCGCAGCTGGCCCTCTGCCAGCCTCACGGCTTCGGCGAAGTCGCGCCCTTCCCCGGTGACCGGGCGGTGCGCGTCCTCGGGGCAGATGCCGTCGCCGCCGTAGCGGGCGCAGGTGAAGCGGGCGTCGCCGGCAAACTCGGCGCAGCCGCGGCAATGTTCCGCGCCCCCGCCGGCGCGCCATTCGGCGAGGGCGCGCAGGCGTTTCCCTCATAGGCCGCCAGGATCCCGGGGTGGCGGATCTCGGCGACCACGATCGAGGCGAGATCGGGGCAGAGATCCGCGAACAGCGCCCAGGCCTCGGTGGTGACCGGGGCCGGCAGGCCATCCTCGCCTATGATGCCGTCCCAGCCGGTGATCGACTCGACGATCAGCGCCGCATCCAGGTGCTTCTGGCTCAGGACGGCAACCGCCCCGGAGGCGGGCTCGGCCTCGCCCGCCGCCGCCAGCTCGGCCTGGGCGCGCAGGAGCGCCTCGGCATTGAGCCGCGCGAACCGGGCGAAGCCGACCGGTTTGATGCGCACCGTGACACCGCGGCCGAGGTCGAGCGCGCGCTCCTCGGTCAGCGCCTTCTTCAGCGAGACGACCATGATCAGACCGGCATCGCGTAGTCGGCGCGCCCGTTCACCAGCACTACCCGGAAGGGGGGCGTGCCCGGGTCGGGCCTGTCGGCCTGGAACGACCAGGAGGTGGTGATCGGCCCGCCGCCGCCCTGCACCGGCACCCGGTCCTCGGCAAGCTGGACGTTGTGGGCGGTCAGGACCAGGGAGTCCGCGCCGACCGTCCAGCGCATGGCGAGATCGAAGAGGGTGCCGGCCTTGGCCAGGTCGTACCAGGTCGCATCGACGAAGCGGGTGGTCAGCGACCCCGAGAGCGCGATCCGTCCCTCGTCGATGCCGGCGGGGTTCGCGTCGCCGGTAATTGTCTCCTGGTCGGGCTCGTGACCGTTTGCGTAGCTGAACTCCATGCTCGTCACCGCCCCGATGGGCGCGCCGTCCTTCAGGACCTCGCCGACCCAGCTCTGCGCCACCGGGTCGGAGCTTTCCACGACCGGCGCCGCATCCAGCGTCGCCCCGAGCTTCACCTCCGCCTTCCCCAAGAGGCCGAAGGTCATGCGCTGGCGCGGGCTTTGCTTCGCGGCCGAAACCTGCAGCGTGTTGTAGGCGAAGCCATAATAGCCGAAATGCACCCCGATCCTGGCGTGACTGATGCCGAAGCTGTGGAACAGCGGCGCGTCCGCGTCCTCGGCGTCGAAGGTATGGGTGTAGGGGTCGGTGCCGGTAGTGACCGGCGCACCGAGGAGGCCATGGAGATGCCAGCCGATCGAGGCGAGGTGCAGCGGCACCACGAGGTTGCCATCCGCCGTGCGCAGGCCGCGGTCGATCACCGAGGGCAGCCTTCCGTCCGGCAGTGCGGGATCGGTCCCCTGCTCGCGCCGGGCGCCGAGGGTCGATTCGTAGTAGGGCAGCCTGACGTATCCCGGCGGCGCCGCGCCCTCGGGCGTGTCGAAATCCGCCTGGCGCCGCATCATCAGGACGGCGTCGCGGCCATAGGCAGTTGCCATGTCAGATATCCTCCATCGGGTTCGCTCCGGTCACGTAATCGATCTCGAGCGGCAGGATCGCCGCCTTCAGGGCCTCGGCGCCGGCGACCGGCAGATCGTCGACCGAGCGCAGCGGCTTGAGCCGGACATGGTCGAGGGCGCCACCCATCGTCGGATCGCCGCCCGCGTCCGGGTCGAGGTCGAGCGCCGCCGCCAGCGCCGTGGCCAGCGCATCGAGCGCCGCCGCCCGCGCCGGGCCATCCGCGCCCGCGACGATCAGCTCGAACTGCAGCTCCTCCGAGAAATGCAGCGTCACCACGCCGAGCGTCTCGTCGATGAGCTCGGGCTCGCCCTCGCGCAGGTTCACCAGCCCGCCCGCCGGGCAGTGCTCGGGCAGCACCTCGCTTCGGGTGACGCTCGGACCTGCCAGGGTCGTCGCCCGCGCGAACACCGCCGCGATCGCGGTCTCCCGCCTTGTGGTCATTGCCGCTCTCCGGCCCTCTCGAGCCGGACCATCTCGCCGGTGATCAGGGCGGCCAGGCGGCGCTCCCAGTGCGCCGCCGCGCCTGCGATGTCGAGGCGCTTGCGCAACCGCACCTGGGGCACCAGCAGGAACATCACTACCGTGGCGATGCCGCGCCGGTAGTCCCCGGAGGCGCGCCGCGCGGTCTTCGCCCGGGCGCCGACCCGGCCCGAGGCGCCGACGCGCACGTCGTCGACGACGAGCAGCGACGGCCCGCCCCTGCGCCAGACGAAGCGCAGCCGCCCATAGCGGTGCTCGGGGAAACTGGCGGGGCTGATCCGCTTGCCGCCCAGACCCTTCTTCGGCGCCGCCTCGGTCGGGATCGCCAGCCAGAGCCCGGAGCGGCTCCGGATCAGCGCCCCCTCGTCGAAGGCCCGCACGATATGCGGCGCCTTCGACCAGACCACCCCGGCCGCCCCGAGACTGGTGCCCCGCGCGGGATAGACGCTGCTGCGCCAGCTCTTCGCCAGCCGCGCGCCGAGCCCCGACGCGGTGATCTGGCGCCGAAGCTCGGCCTTCAGCCCGCCCGCGGCTTGTGTGATTCCGGCGGTGACCCCGCGCTCCGTGATCGCCAGCTCCTCGGCCATGATCCGCTCCAGATCGCCGCGGATGGCGGCTCGCAGGTGCATATCGGCCTCCTCATGCCGGCCGGGTGTCGAGGGTCCAGATCAGCCGTTCGCTGTCGCGGATCGGCGCGCCCTGGACGGCGAGCACCTCGCCCCCAAGCTCGATCCGGTCGCCCGCCCGCGGGTCCGGCACCTCGCTCAGGCGCAGATCCAGCACCACCGTGGCCGCGGCGACGCGGCGCTCGGCGAACTCCGAGACCAGATCGCCCCGCCGCGCGATCACCCGGACCGGGAACGGGATCCCGGCCGCGGGCGTGTAGATCGCGTCGCGGGCGATGTTCGGATCGGCGAAGAGCGCGTCGATCGCGCTGGCGAAGGCGCTCATCACGTCCGCCGCGCCGAGCGCAGCACCTGCGGGCGGGTGCAGATCGGCAGCGGGTTCGACTCGATCTCGAGCCGCACCCATTCGTCGCGATCCCGATCCGGGATGGTGCGGGCGTAGAGGGCCAAGCCCAGCGTGTTCACCGTCTCGAAGGTATCGGCCGGGGCGTGGTAGATCTCGAAGAGCCCCTCGATGCCCTCGGGGTAGAAGAAGGCCTTGTCGGTCGGCACGCCGAAGCCCGCGCCGCCCCGGTAGCGGCGGAAGGTGATGCCGCCGAAGCTGACCTCGTCGGCCACGCGCCCGCGCAGATCGGCGGCGGCGGCGGTGTTGAGAAAGGTCTCCCGCACCTCCTTGTGGGCGACCAGATCGGCGAAGAAGGCCGAGCCGCATTCGGCGCGGACCTGGATCGCACCGGCCGCGAGCCCGCCCATCGAGGCCTCGACGTCCTCGATCAGCGCCTGGCAGCGCTTGCGGAGCGCACCCGAGGCCGGGGTCGCATTGTCGAGGTCGAAATCGATCTCGGGGCTGGGCGCGATGCCGAACTCGGTGAAGTAGTTCACGACCGTCGCGCCGTCCTTCGGATCGAGCACGCGGCCCTGGATGCCGTTCAGGAGGTGGTACTCGAAGGTGGCCTCGGCGTCCTGGCGCAGACGGCCGAGCTTGCGCGCGACCTCGCTCTGGATCTGGCTCGTGGCACTTTCCGACCCGAAATCGCGGATGCCCTGAATCTCGGAGGCCCAGAGCACGTCCTGCTTCTTGAACTGGCGGCAGACGAAGGCGCGCATCTCGCGCCGTTCGGGCACCTGGCTCTCGTGAGGAGAGCCGCGCTCCGAGAACGGGATCAGCGACAGGGTGCCATCGCGGCTCTCGATCACCACGGTGCGCGCGCGCACGCCGCGCGGCGAGAACAGACCCGCGCCCGACAGGATCGCGGGCTTGAACGGGATGTTCTCCAGCGCCCGGGTCAGCTCGATGATGGTGAAGGCATCGCCTTCGAAGATGTCCATGGTGGCCATGTGCGTGCCTCCTTCAGGGTTGGGTCAGCGGACGAGGATGCCGGCGGCGAGCAGTGCGGCATGCGCCGCGGCGATTTCGCCTTCGCTGGGGGTTCCCGCAAAAACGAGATCGTGACGGTTGACGATGGCGGGGCCACGGATGAGCGCGACGGCGGGCGCGTCGCCGCCCGATGCGTCGGCCTTGCCCCAGAGCAAGGCGACGGCGGTCTCGGTGCCATCGATGGCGGCGGGATCGTGGGCGGCGTACTTGCCCGAGGCGGTGATCTTGCCCAGCACCGTGCCGGGATCCAGCGCGCCAGATGCGACAGTGATGGTCTCGCGGGTGTAATCGCGGAAGGCCTCCCAGACGAGGAAGCCGCCGGGATGGGTGGATTCGGTGAGCGTGGTCATTGGAGATCATCCTTTCGGGCGGAAGGTGCGGGCGACGATCTCGCCCCAGGGACGGGCAGCCGAGGGTCGGCCCGGTTGCGGGTGATGTGCGGCGATCTCGGGCTCGGCCTCGGCCCTGGCGGCGAGGAGTGCCGCGCGCACCGCGTCGAGGCTGGTGTCCTCCTCGAGGAACCGGCCCGCCATCCGCGGCTGGCCCGCGAGGCGGCAGAGATCGACGACGGCGCGGGCATGGGCGATGGCGGACGCGCGGATCGCGACGGGATCGGGTGGTGGATCGGCGGGCGGAAGACTGGCTTCGGAGAGGGCAAGGTCGGCATCACCGTCCGCATCTGGCGCGTCGGCACTGCCTTCCGTGTCCGCGTCGCCTTCGGCGGCGGCACCGGTCTCGGCTTCCTGATCCGGCTCGTCAGCGCCATCATCGCCCGCCTCCGCCGCGACGATCGCTGCCAGAGCAGGCGGCGCATTGCGGAACCGCCCGATGTCGAAGCTGGCCGCGATCCGCACCGGCTCCGCCAGCCGGTCGGCGAAGCCGAGGGCCAGCGCCTCGGTCGCGTCGAGCCAGGTCTCGGCGGCCATCAGGGCGGCGATTTCGTCGCCCGGACGGCCGGATTTCGCGGCGTAGCCGGCAGCGAGGCTGTCACCCACCTTGTCCAGCGCCTCGGCCATGGCGCGCATGTCGGCGGCCGTGCCCATCACCAGCCCGGCGGGGTCGTGGATCATCAGGAAGGCGTTCTCCGGCATGACGATCTCGTCGCCCGCCATGGCGACGTAGGATGCGGCCGAGGCGGCGATGCCGTCGATCCAGACCGTGACGGTGCCCTCGTGGCGCCTGATCGCGTTGTGGATCGCGACCGCGTCGAAGACCGACCCGCCCGGGCTGTTGAGCCGCAGGTCGATGGGCGTCCCTTCGGGCAGGGCGCCGAGCTCGGCCAGGAACCCCTTGGCCGAGACGCCATGGGCGCCGATCTCGTCATAGATCACCACTTCCGCGCCGGTCCCCCGGGCGCGGATTGCATACCAGCTGGCCATGCTGTCACTCCTGTTCAGATGTCTCGTCGCTGCCGGGCTCCGGCCGCCTTGAAGGGGTCGCGCGCGCGCCGTGTGTCTCGCCCGGGCTGGTGCGGTAGCGCAGGCCAAGGGCCGCCACCCGCGCGGCGTCGGCCGCGTTCTCGCGGTCGACTTCCTCGACGTCGTAGCCGGTGGCCTCGACGACCTTGCGACGCGAGGTGATGCCGGCCTCCATCGCCAGCACCTGCGCCTGGATATCCTTCAAGGGATCGACCCACTCCCATCGGGGCGGGATCCACTGCACCGCGCGGTAGCGGCCCGGGGCTGACGAATAGCCCGGCAGGTCCAGCGCGCCCGCGAGCACCGCCGTCTCCAGCCACCGCGCCCAGACCGGGCGGCAGAGCTGATGCGCGACGACCCCGTGCTGGAGCTGTTCGATCCGGCGGCGGAACTCGACCAGCTCGGCGCGCAGGCTCGAATAGTTCGCCTGCCGCACATCGCCGGTCACCAGGTGATAGGGCAGCCCGACCGAGGCCGCGATCGACAAGAGCGTGCGGTACTGGAACGCCTCGTAGCCGCCGCCGACATCGGCCGGAGCCGAGAACTTCACGTCCTCGCCGGGCAGCAGCACCTGCATGGTGCCCGGCTCGAGGCTGGCGATGGCCGCGCCGTCGGGATCGGCTTCTGCCTCCCCCAGCAGCGGCTCTTCCGGCGCGGTCTTGGTGATGAAGCCCGCGAACATCGCCGCGGTCTTCTTCCGGTCGAGTTCGGCGTCGTCGTACTGGTCGAGCAGAAAGAGCCGCACCATCGCCGGCGCGATATGCGGCAGCCCCCGGATCTGGCCCGCGTCGATGGGGCGATAGACGTGCAGCACATCCGCGGCCGGAACGCGCACCGTCTCCGGGATGACCGTGCCCCGGTCGGTGCTGTCGCCCGGATGGCGCCGGCGGAAGTGATAGGCCACGCGCCGCCCGATGCCATCGAACTCGATGCCGCAGCGGATGCGGTTGCCGTTCGCCGCCGCCTCCGTCTTCTCGAACGGCAGCATTTCCGACTGCAGGAGCTGCAGCTGTAGCGGGACCGCGAGCCCATCCTCAGCCCGGCGCGGGCGCAGCCGCACGAAGCATTCGCCGGCGACGAACATCTCCCGCGCCACCATGGCCTGCAGGCCGTAGAAGTCGGTCAACCCGTCCGCGTCCGCCTCGTCGGTCCAGGCGAGCCAGAGCCGCTGCACCCGGTCGCGGATCGGCCCATCCTCGATCAGCGACGAGGGCTTGATGCCGTCGCCGACGAGATTGGCGGCGAAGGCCTCGCAGGCATTGGCCGCGTAGCCGTTGGTGACCACCAGTTCCCGCGACCGCGCCAGGAGCCGCGGTCCACCCGAGGCGACCAGCGCGTTGATGTTCTCGAGCGGCGGGTTCCAGCCCCGCAGCCGACGCCTGGCCATCGCGCCCTCGAGCCGGGCGCGCATGGCGGCAGGACCGCCCGTGTTCCGGCGGCGAAACAGATCCAGAAGGCCCATCGCGTCAGAGCCCCTTCGCCGCCGTCACCCGGACCTGGCGCACGATCCGCCGCCCCTCGGCCGCCGCGATCTCGCGGTCCAGCACCTCGATGGCCCGGTCGATCTCGGCGACGCTGCGGTAATCCACCGTCTTGCCGTCGTAGCTGACCCGGGCGACACCCGAGGACCGCTGCGCGGCCAGCGCCTCGCGACGCGCGCGAAGTTCGGTGATTGTCGCCATGGCGGTCTGTCCGATAGGTTGGCGGCCATGCCGCGGAAGGAATGTGACTGCCGATGATCGAGCCCGTCGCCCGCATCCGCATCGAGCTGGACGGCACCGAGCCTCCGGTCTGGCGGGCCGTCGACGTGCCGCTGTCCGCGACCTTGTTCGCTCTGCACGACATCATTCAGGTCGCGATGCGTTGGCAGGACTATCACCTGTTCGAATTCGTGATCGGCGAGCGGGTCTATGGCGAACCACATCCCGATGACGTCATGTACGAGCGCAAGGTCTTCAAGGCGAAGGGCATCCGGCTTGCGACCCTGATCGATCGCGGGGTCCGGCAGTTCCTCTACGTCTATGACTTCGGCGACAACTGGCGGCACCGCATCACCATCGAGGACATGCGCGAGGGCGAGGCCGAGATCGAATACCCGGCCTTCGTCGGCGGCGCCCGGCGCGCGCCGCCCGAGGACGTGGGCGGAACGACCGGGTTCGAGGAATTCCTCGAAGCGATCGGCGATCCGCACCACGAGGAGCACGACCGCATGCTCGAATGGTGCGGCGGATCCTTCGATCCCGTCGACATCGACGAGCGGCATGTGCGCATGATCCTCGAGGATTTCGCGGCGCGGCGCCGCGGCCCGCTCAAGAGCCACAGGACCGGCAAGAGGCCGTGGCACTGAACATCCCTCACCCCATGTAGCTCGATCGCACCGACCGCCGCCGCGCCGGCGCAGCCCTGCGGGATGCCGGCTGCAGGGCATTCTTCGGCGGTTCCGTCTCGACAACCATTTGCCGCTCCAACTCCTGCCATCGCGCCTCCGGCCAGCGATCCGCGCCCGCGATCCAGGCGGCGGCGCGGGCGTAGACCCGGCAGTCCAGCGCCTCGTTGCGCTCGCGCAGCTTCTGCCATTCGAGCCGGGCGAAGCCGCGCTTCGTGCGCACCGTCACCAGCTGCTCGGCGGTCAGCTGCTTCAGCCATTCGCCATCGGCCCAGTCCGGCAGATGGATCGTGCCGGGCGGGCACACGGCGGCGTCGGCGTTCGGCGGACTTTCGCCGCCCCACCGGGGCGACGGTTCCGCCTCACCCTGCCGCAGGAACCGGTAGGTCTCGGCCTTGAAGGTCGAGGTCGCCACCGTCCAGAGCCGCGCGCCACGCCTGAGCCGCTTGCCGGCGATGGTGGCATCGACATAGGTCGGCCCCGTCACCGGGCTCGCCCGGTTGAAGCCCTCGACACCCTTGACGGGCGCCACCTGCGCGAAGCCGACCTGCCGCGACCAGGCATAGACGGCGCTGGTCTCGAAACCGGTGTCGATCGCGAGCCGCGCCAGCGTCATGTGCTGGCCGCAGGCATGCGCCCATGTCCGGCCGAGCAGGTCCGTCAGGGCCTGCCAGCAGGCCGGATCACCGGGCCCGCCCTCAAGGACCAGATGATCGATCAGCCAGCTTTCCAATCCGCGGCCCCAGGCCCAGACGTCGACCTCGATGCGATCCTTCTGCACGTCGGCGCCGGCGGTCAGGAAGAGACCGCCCGCGGGGACCGTGCCCGCCGGCCAGTCCTCGCGCCGGTCCGCCAGCCGCTGCCAGTCCGGCGCGTCGCCGGTCTCGACCCAGCTCTCGCCGAGCGAGGTATTGACGAAGGTCTTCATCGCCTGGTCCCCGCCGGCGCGCGCCGAGAGGAACGCCCGCACCATCGCCTCGAGCCGCACCCAGGGCGAGTAGATCTCGTTCAGGTGGAACCCCGCGATCCCGGCGAAGGGCCGGTTGGCGATCCAGCGGCCCCGGCCGACCGCCGCCCAGCGGGTCTCGTCACGCCATCCCGCATCGCAGTCCACGCAGTGGTAGCGCGCGGTCTCCGGCCGGTGCGTGCCGTCGGTGTCCTTGTCCCAGCGCACCTGCGGCCAGGTCAGCACCTGTTCGGTGCCGCACACCGGGCACGGCACATGGAATTGGCGCTGGTCGCTCTCCTCCCAGGCCGCCTCGATCCGGCTCGCGCCCCGGTTGGTCGGCGTCGAGACCAGCACGATCTTGCGGTTCCAGAAGGTGACCGTCCGCTTCCTCGCCAGGTTCACCGGGTCGCCCTCGGCGCCGGCGCTGAACGGGTAGCGGTCGACCTCGTCGCAGAGCAGGAGCCGGATCGGCCGGCTCGCCAGCCCCGAGGGTGCGTTGGCGCCGACAATCGTCAGATGTCCGCCCGGAAACCGCTTGTGCAGGATCTTGTTGTTGCCGTCGCGCGACCTGGGGTCAGCGATCTTGCCGGTCAGGCACGGTGTGTCGCGCGCCATCGGCGAGAACCGGTCCTTCGACCAGGTCTCGGCGTCGCGCTCGGTCGGCATCACCACCATGATCGGCGCCGGATCCTGGTCGATGTGGTAGCCGACCGCATTGTTGAGCATCTCGGTGTTGTGGGTCGGGATCATCGCCCGGCCGGCGAGGTAGAGCCGGTTCGGACTGTCGACCTGGATGCACTTCACCGGCACGCTCGGCACTGACTCTACCGCGACGATCCGGCGGCGTTCCGTCTCGGTCGTACGCCGCCCGTCTCGCGACACCTGTCGCGCGCGTTTGCGCGACAGCCGGAACACCGGGGTGTCGTCGTAGATCATGAACGAGAACCGGCGCGCCGGTTTGCCCGGGCGGCGTTCGCCGTCGATCACCGCCATCGGCTGTCGCTCGGCGGAGGTGAACTTGATGCCGAGCGTCGCCAGCAGCTCGCCGAACCCGTCCGCCAGCCGCGGATAGATCGTCACGAACTCGCACCGGCCATTGCGGCCGACATGCCCGTCGGTGTCCATCAGCCCCTGCAGGAGGGCGAGGCGCTGGTCCCTCGACGCCCGCAGGTAGATCGCCGGGATGTGCTTGCCGGTCTCCGGGGTCTTGCGCGACTTGATCAGTCCCATCGCGGTGAGACGTCGAAAGAACGAGACCGCGCCGGGACGGACCGCATCGCGCGGACGATCGTGCTTCCACTTCATCGCCGCCTGTCGTGCGCATTCGGCGCACTGGCCTTTCGTATAGCGACCCGGAACATTCATGTCGTGACCACGGCGGCAAACATGGGCCGGCCAGGGCAACGACGGCGTCAGGCACAGAACGTCCGCGAACCTTCTGTCCTTCTGCTCGACCGCGATCTCGACACCGCAAGCGCGCAGATGATCCGCGATCTCCAGATCGCTGCGATGCGCGGTGATCTGGGTTCCGTAGCTGTGCCCATCGCCGAGCCAGACGCCAAGCATGTATGGCGGGATCGGCAGGTCCGCCTCGGGAAGATCGAGCGACCCGGCCACCGGGATCGCGTACCGGTTTCTCGGTTTCGTGCCACGGCAATGCGCTGTTTCAGCTATCTCCCTCGTTGTCAGAACCGCCCGATGGGTCTTCATCAAGGCGGTCCCCCATCAGGCGGTGTCCGGGCACCACGGTATCGGACTGCACCGACCAAAGGTGATCGGCATCGGCGACGATCGAGCTGCCGTCCGAGAACCGGACCCGGTAGCATGCACGGTCCAGCATCACGCCGGTGGTGGCGGTGACCCGGCACGGCGCGCCGGTCTCGTCGAAGATGACGTCGCCGGGCTGCAGCGCGCCCATCGTCGTCCAGCCCTCCGGCGTCGGGATCGGTGTATCGATCGCCAGCGCCTTGCCGACCTGGGCCGAGGACATGATCACCACGCTCTCGGTGCCGGCGTCCGAGATCGCCTGCATGATCCCGCGCTGGTATTCGGCGCGGGCAGTGCGCCACTGGCCGGGCTCGGCGCTGGCCTCCGAGCTCAGCCGCCGGTTGGCATCCGCCCAGTCACTGATCGTCAGCTCCGGCGGCGGCCGCAGCACCGCCAGCGCCCGGCTCACCGTCCGCCGCAGGATCGCCGATCCCGTCAGGGTCAGTGTCGGGTTCGGATCGGACATCGGTCTCCGCGAGATCATCGAGCACCTCGCGAAGGACGGCGCGGATTAGGTTCCGGGTGTCTCCGACGGTTGACTGTTCAAAGGCGAGCGGCGCGAGCCGGTCCGGCAGCGCCAGCAGCCGGGTGCGCAGAAGCGCCAGGACCGCGATCCACGCCGCCTCCACATCCTCGGCGGCGATCAGCGCGCCACGCCGCTGTTCCGCCTCCATCTCGGCGAGATCGGCCCGCGCCCGGATGAAGCGGGCCCGCTCGGAGGCGTAGTCCGGCGCGCCCGCCTGCGCCCGCGCCGCCTGGTCGCGGAGATAGCGGACATAGCCGCGCACCGATCCGATCAGGTCATACTGGCCGCGCGTCGCCTTCGGGATCACGCCCTCGCGGCTCAGCTGCTGCACCCGGCGCTCCGAGAGATCGAGCAGCTTCGCGATCACCGCGATCGGTTGCGTGGCCGCCGACAT